AGCCTACCGTTTAAGATCGAAGACGTAGTTGATGTGGGGGACGAGATCGTCGTCACCTTCGACGCTGATGAGGAGGCCATCCTTCAGGCATTGATTACTGTCGTATTTCGGCAGACTCCTGATGGAAGGGAACTCTTCTCCAGGAGCGCTATCCGAAAGCGGAGGGCAAAGCGTGCTCGGGTGGCGGCTGGGAAGTTCAAGAAGGACGATCCAGCCACTGAAAAGAATGAGGCGTGGGAAGGCGGAAAAGCCCCCACAAAAAAGAAGTCTGCCCCCCGGAAAAAGGCTACTAAGAAGAAAGCACCTGCCAAGAAGAAGTAGCCGGGGGGGAAATGGAATCGGAGTTTATTGCCCAGTTATTGGACCTGGGAATCACAGGGCTGTTTATTGGATGGCTACTCTGGTCCCAGAAGGAACAGGCCAAACGTCTGGACGCCTACGTCAATAGACTACTGGAGACGCTGGCTACGGTAGAGAAAGAGCGGGAAGCCGCCTTCGACAAGATTCGTGACCGGTACGACGACGTGATCTCTAAATACGATATCGAGAGGGACAAGCTCCTCATCGACATCTCGGGCAAACTCGACGAGGGCCTGAAAGCCATCCACCAAAAACATGAAGAAGAGAGACTGGCGAGGCTCGCCCGTGACACTAATGGATGATGCCCAATGCTGATTAGACGGCCCGCGAGGGGTGAAAGAGTCCGGGAGATCCAGGAGAAACTAAACCGCCTGGGCTTCGGGCCCCTAGATGAAGACGGTATCTTCGGGCGGGGGACCGAGAGCGCTATCCGCCTATTCCAGAAGTCTGAGCGGCTTGACCAGGATGGGATTGTTGGCCCCGCAACAATGTCGGCACTCACGGAGCCGAAGGCGCTTATTTCTACATTGGCAAACGAGGACGAGCCCGAGGTCATTACTGCTGCGAGGCGCCTGGGCTACGAGGTCCACGAGAACGGCCAGTGCAATATTATTGGTGTTAGAAACTCAGACACCCAGGCGAATAGCTTCAATGATGAAATCCATCTCGCATGGAGGGATGGCGGCTGGCAGCACAAGGTATACCCATGCACTTGTGATCCAGGCAACTACTGGTTGGAGAATCCGATGCGAGTGGATGGCACTGCCATCCTCATCCCCGGGCAGTATGTCGATACATACAAGTTCGACCTCCACGCAGGCAGGTATGAAACGCTGTGTCAGCGAGGCGGAACGGTAAAGGTGTGGCGTGATGCCAACAAGGATGACGTTTTAGATCATGTTGACGGATCTGAAATCGAGGGCTGGTTCGGAATAAATATCCATCACGCAGGGGCAGACTCAACAAACGTAGAGAAATGGAGTGCTGGCTGTCAGGTCTTCAAACGCCTCGCCGACTGGGAAGAGGCAATGAGTATTTGGAAAGCTACAGGAGCAGACTCATTTACCTACACGCTGATCGACGACGAGGATTTGAATCCAGGGACTTGAGATCACTCCCCGCCATCCTCTACGCTCAGGGGCTCACCTTCTTCTCGGTTTACCTCGACGTAACTCCAAGCAGCCCGACGCCTACCCTTGGGCTTGATGGTGGACATCACTAGCACCTGACATCGGGCACCCTCCAGGGCCCCCAAGGTCTTCCCGAGCGTAGCGCCATCCCACATCCGGTCATCGACGACCACGAGATCGTTTTCATCCGAAAGGGTAGCGGCAATAGCTGCCAGAACTCGGGCTTCGGTGCTCCCTGACAGCGCAATGTATTCCACATCGCCCCGTTTGAGCCCAATAGACAGTGTGCGAGAGGGAATATCGACGGAGAAGACAAGTTTTTCTCCCCCGGGCAGGTATTCCGACACTCCATCTATGAACTTGTCGGCAGCCCAGTCGATTGCTTCAAACATTATCCGTAGAATGGCAATCTTGAGCTTCTTCAGTCCCTCTTTTAGGGTGACAGCTTGGGTTTCTCCTCTCCGGGCCGCTACTGCAGCCCTGGAAAGGCGGCGGTTGATGAGAACCTCAGATAAGTCCCCTCCAACTATCTTCGTCTCGGGGATTCTAGTGATCGCGCCCTCTCCGCCCAACATCTTGACCAGATGGCGGAGAACCTCCCGGGCTTGAAGGGACGGGTCGGCTTGGTACTCAGAATAAAGCTCCCGGAGGACATCCCGGAGCATCGCGCGGTGCAATGTGCTCCAGGCACCCTCAAGCTCGTCGTCACTGATGCTTCGGATTCCACCGAGCGACTCCAGGGCAATACGCCCCGCAGTAGCAACGCTATTCTGCTCCCGCTGGAACTTCCCAATCTTCTCGATGAGATCGGCGAGACTAATATCCCTCCCATCCACCGGGCAGACGAGAACGAGCGCCTCATGGAGGTCATCGGGGAGTTTCTCCAGCAACTCCTGAACTTTTACGGGCTTGCAGAGAACACGCCAGAAGAACTTCGCTTGGGTCTCCGCGCTCCCCGACATGATACCATGAAGCTCTGCCACAGAGAGGACAGAGCCATTGGGACCACCCCGACTGGGCCTCTTCCCAGGGGACAAGTCCCAGGAGCACACCTCGCCAGAGTCGAGTGTTGCCTTCACAGAACAGCCCTCTTCGGTAGGCATAAGTGCGCCCAAGAGAGTCCCATCCTTGATGGGCTTGTCCCGGTAGAGCAGCCCATAGGCGCTCCCCGTGCGGGCAAGCTGAGCAGACTCAGCGATGGCGCTCTTCCCAGACTCATTGCTTCCAATCAGTATGGTGTACTGGCCCAAGTCTACGGAGTACGATTCTCCGTCTGGGCTTTTTACGTTGGACTGTAAAGTTCGAATGTAGCTCATTGTGAGTCTCCCGTAGTCTTCCGATGGAGGAGGGCAAGTGCAGAGGCATAGGTTGCGGTGGGCTTAGTCTTACCGAACTCCCACCTTCTAAGGGATTGGACTGAAGGGTGCTCTCCGAGAAGAAAATCGGCCATTCCAACCACAATCTTCTCGGGTGACCATCCCAACTCATAGAGATCTTCTATAAATGGTATGGGGTTGGCCTGCACTGCAGCCCGCACGTCTCTCGGTAGTTTACTCTTTGGCTTCATGGCTCTTCTCCTGGAAAGGCAGGGAAAGTTGTGGATCTGGCTCGCACCTATAGCCCCCCTGCCAATCGTCAGGGTCATAGGGGTAAACTTGCGTGATGCGCTGGAGCGGGCCCCACTCTTCCCCACCCTCAGTGAGGAGGAAGACGGGCCGTCCAGCACGAACAGCACTATCAACTATTTGGGCCGTTGCCCGGCCAACATACTCGCCTGGAACTATAATGAGATCATAGAAAGGCTCACGAGTGATGGCATGATCACGGGTAATGATTCCCTTGGCCCAGACATCCCAGTCCCCCCGGCAGTTAGCACGGAAGTCAGCCCTCCCGGGCACAACAGAGACGGATAGCTCGCGTCCCTTAGACTCCCCCCGCTTAGAGATCAGTTCCTTGATCTTCTGGCATTGGGATTTGGTTTCCTCTTCCGACTCTGCGGAGGAGTGGGCGTAAAAGACTCTGATGTCAGATCTCCAAGTCATGGTTTGTCCTTTAGACTTCACTCCAGCGGTGACCGATGTCAGCCTCTGCCGTGTAGTCGAGTTTGGGGTTCTTCTTTCTTCTTCGGGCCATTGAATCCTGGAGGATGGAAGCAGCACGCTCGGCTTCTTCCTCGGGCACTTCCAGGTAAAGCGCGTCGTGTCCGTGATTGATAAGCCACTCAATGGGAATCACACCCTCGGGCTGAGAGAGCGGCTCGGTCGCGAACCAATCTTGCGGACCATAGACCAGTTCAATCATTCCCTCATTGACGATGTTGACGCCGCCAGACTGGATGGGGTGATTGACTAGCTCGTTGATTTTATCTTCGTTGCGGAAGTACCTTCGCCTGTCCCACAGGGAATCTCCGATGTACCCCTCGCGTCGGTAGCGGTTTTCAATCATCCGCCACCACTTGGGGATCTCAGGGTCAGCCCGCTTGAGTCCATTGACAACCTGACGGACATCCTCCAGCGTGAGGTGAGAGAAGATTAGCTCCCCCACATCGTCTTCCACGGAGACAACCTGCTCATGGATCCTCTTAGTCGAGGCTGCGTATTGCCAGGCATAGCGGCAGTTCTTGGTAATGTCCCGGGTTGACTTGAAGGTTCCCCCGCCTTTCTTTTGGCGCTCTTCGGGCGCCCCAGGGAGCCTCCAAACATCCTTGCCATAGATGACTTCCATGGTCTCATTGTGGGGGTCGAGGCCCTCGTTGACGATGCGGAGCGAGTGCTTCGCCCCCGCTTCCTCCGCAATCAAACGCAACTCCAACTGATCCATGTCCGCGCCTATGAGTACGTACCCCTCCCGGGCAACGAACATGTCTCTTAGACTTTTTGGAATATTCTGCATATTTGGATTACTGGATGAGTACCGTCCCGTCGCGGGGAGTCGGTTGTAGCAGGGATGAACCCGGAGGATGTTCTTCTCAATCAGGGGGCGCACATAGGTACCGAGAAGTTTCGTGGTCTTCCGATAGATGCGAATCGACTTGAGGAACTCAATGCGCTCGCCCGCGAGTCCGTAGTGGACAATCATTGTCCGGAGGGTTTCATCGTCAGTAGAGGGCTCGCCGGTCTTCTCTGAGTAGTGGTGCGGAGTCAATCCCCACTCCTCAAAGAGAAGCCGGCCAAGCTGCACTGTGCTCTGCGGATTAAACTGGTTCCCTCCAATCTCTTTGCAGATAGCAAGGTGCTTCTTCGCCTCTATGTCCAAAGAAAGCATGTGCTCATTCGCCCGCTCAAGGTCTACGCCCATGCCTACGTTCTGCATGTTTGTGCCCAAGGATTGTAGTGTGTGCTCCCGGGCAAGAAGATGCTGCTGGGATCGCTTCACTACATCTCGCATGAGAGGCTTGGCAATCCGGGCCGTGACACAGACATCCTTCCCGCAGTAGATATGAAGCTCCTTGTCGGTCTTGGCCTCTACTGCAGTGTGGTCTGCCTTCCAGGCTTCGGGATTGTCGGTGTAGAAAGAGCCCACGAATCCCAGGTTGTGGGGAAGCTCGTTGTCTGCCAGGAGGTGTAGAAGAATCGTATCGCAGTCAAGAGTGGGCGTAATGTTCAGCCACTGCTCCATCGCAACACGATCATACTGCCCGGCATTGTGCCCCAGGATGGGAGCACCAGGGTTCAGGAAGAAGTCCCGGAGGAGGTCTTTGATTTCCTCATCCGCCTCTGGGCTCAAGAGGGGGCTCCCGTCGATGCCCCGGATTTCTATGACCAGGGCCTCGTCTTCTGTGCCCATCCCTACGCACCTAACCTGGGCAGTGCGCGGATCTATCCCGTCGGTCTCCAAGTCATAGGCTACGTTCTCGCGGCTCTTTGACCACTTAGAAAGATATTTAGACACCACTTCGGGTTTATTTGTGCGAGTAATAACTGGCTCGGGCCAGTCTAAAGATCCCTGAAAATATTTGAAAGCCTTGGCTAGGTCGTGCCGGAACACCTCTCGGTACGCCTGCTGGCGCAGAACAAAGGAGGGGTGCATTGTGTACCCAACCTTCAGTTTCACCTTGGGATTCCAAGGTGCGTAGACTTCTTCGCACCCTCCCCGGATGTTCATAATAGAAACGTCTCCCCCCCGAATGGCCTTTGCCGCCGTCTTCCCCAAGCACACGATGTTTGTAATCCCAGTCGCAGCGAGTTCCTTGAACAGCAAACTCTGGCAAGCATCAGCAGGACGCTCCAGCCGAACAACCTCGACTTTCTCCGCCCGGGCTTTCTTCTCGCGCTTGCGATTCTCTCGGGACGTTCGGATATTCAGAGCCTCCAAGTCATTCTTGGGGGGTCTGCACCGGACAGCATTCGATATGTGGCACTCGTCCCGTCGCACATCTATGGCGTTGAGCGCACGCTGTAGCTCCAACCCACTCGGGCCGACGAAGGGTCTCCCCTCTACAGTCTCGTGCAGTCCGGGTGCCTCACCGAGAATGATTACACGATCATCATCGTGCATCTCGGGGAGCACTGGCTCACCAGTCTGGCCCACGCGAAGCGGGCAGTTGTTGCATGTTTTACAGTACATAGTGTTGGGCTAATAAAAAAGTAAGGCATCTATTCGACCACCGACATGCCTTCCTGCTCGGCTCCGAGACGTACAACTTAGGAAAGAAACGCCCCTGGTCTATTCAACTCCTGATGAACCAACTACATCAAGAAACCAAACTCGCCGTCTTTCTCGGTGGCTTCGGGAGTAGCGGCCGGGATAGCCTTGCCATTGGTCTGCTCGACTGCAAAGTCCGTGGGAGCAGCAGCGCCCAGAGCCTTCACCATCTGGTTGTAGTACGCCTCGGGGATGAAGCGATACTCAGCATAGCTTCCCTCGATGGGCTGACCGTTGGCTCCCATGTTGGGGGCGACGTAGTTGAAGTACACGTTCTTCCCGACGAGCTTGTCGAACGGGAACTTAACCTTCCCAGTAAGCTTGGCTTCGGGCACGCCTGCCGAGACCAGGAAGCCCATCAAGAACGGAAGGGCCTTCTCGGAAAGAGAGAAGCTATCACGGTGGCGAATACCATCCGTCACCATGTACACGTACAGGCGATTCGAGTCTTCGTAATGACGAAACTCCGCAATGGTGGCCGAGTGAGAGCCGGTGGAAAGATAGCCGATACCAACCCCTGCGGGGGATTGTCCGGTAAAGTCGAGTTCGATTGTGACAGACATAGATGACTCCTTATTGCTGTCTTGGTGAAACCCACAACACACACGCGAGTGGGAGAAAATGGGCCGGGACTATCACATTAGGTTCATTGGAGTAAAGGACATAAACCCCTCCCCTAAGCTCAGTGCCCCGGCCCGTAAATCTATACAAAGAGTGCTTCCTCTTCTGAGGGAGCGGAGAAGGCTTGGAGAGCCTCCACTTCTCGGTAGTGAGAGATTGTTGCGCGATGCAACCCATCCTGAAGGGCCCATCGAATATGGGGAACTTCTCTTTTCCCCTCCAAAGATTTAGCAGCGGCTGAGATTACTTCTCGCCAGCTAGCGATTCCCCCCTCCAAGATCTTCTCGGAGATCTTCTGGGCGGCGTCTTCAATCCACTCCAACCCTTTGGGGTAAGCGATTGAATAGCCAGCGGCACGTAGCCCCTCTGCGATATTCATCGGTGCCATCCCAGGGAAAACGGAAAGTCTATCTCCAGACACGTAGTCTGGTTGAGGGCGAAAGCAAAGCTGGTATTTCCACGGAGCAGCGGTGGGCTCATACATTGCACGGCCAATCACATCCACCATGCCACTGAACTTCTCGGGAAGCTGGCCAGGGAGAGCAGGGCCACCACGCACAAACTTCCCACTGCTGGTTCGGGGGGGTTGCTCGTGGCAGTTGAAAATAACGATGCTCCCCTGGGCAGTTGCCGCACGCGCTACATCTCGGGCCGCTAGGACATCGCGCGTCAACGCACTCCACATCCCGGCGCGTCCCTTGGTACCCTCATACTCATTGATTGTGGTTTCCACAATAAGAGAGAAGTCGTCGATGACGATGGAGGGGACGCCCCCCTTATTTACGGCCTTCTCGATAGCCTCAATCGCATCGGGCACAGTACGTGCTGGAAGGATGTTCAGCTTTTCGATCCCAAGGAATCTCTTAGCGGACATGAGTCCAGACGGGGCTCCGACGAAGACTCCGGTTGATCCAGCGGCAGCACTCGCAACCGTCTTTCCGGCTTTACTTGGGCCGTAGAGGCAGATGAATACGCCCCCATTTTCGCCAACAGTTTGGCCATTGGAGCCATTAGCTCCATTTGACTTAGCCATGATTTTCTCCTCATACACACAGGTTTAGAACACTAACATAAAAAGGTGAGGTCTATTTCTCATAGTCGAGACGCATGAACTCCATCTGCTTCCGGACTAGATCATTCGGAGTTCGGGGGCCCATCATAGTGCAAGTCCCGGAGAACTTGCAGTTGAAACACTCGTAGAGAACATAGAGAGACACGCTGTTCATGCTCCCGGGCTCTCTTCCCATAATGGGAAAGGAGACAGTCCGGAGGTAGAAAACATCCTCGTGCTTAGCCGCGCCCGCATCAAACAAATCTGCAGCCGTCAGCTTGTCGTATCCGCATGCAGGACATGCCTGCCACCTACCATCGTGGGTGCTCTCTACTCCGAAGAAGTCATAGTCTTCCAACGTAGGGGGCTCTTGCGGCCCACTCTCATCAGGGCGGTCATCCTCTGGGGAGGCCAGCTTCCAATCATCGTATCCATCGGGCAGATTCATCATTCAC